CGTGGTGGTAATGTTGCTACGCCCTCAACTGGTGATCTGCAAGACGCTTACAGCCTGTTTGCAAACAAAGAAGTTGTTGATATTTCACTTGTCCTAACCGGTGGTCACGCAGCCGCAGTAGTAACTCACGTTATCGATAACGTAGCGTTAGCTCGTTTAGATTGCGTTGTATTCCTATCACCACCCCTTGCCGCTGTATACAACAACGCTGGCAGTGAAGCTGCGGATGTAGTTGAATATCGTCAAGATGATATTAACCGTAACACTTCATACGCCGTTATGGATTCTGGCTGGAAGCGCCAGTATGACCGCTATAATGATGAATACATCAATGTTCCTCTGAATGCTGATACTGCTGGTCTTTGTGCCCGCACAGATCAGACAAACGATGCCTGGTGGTCACCTGCTGGCTTCAATCGCGGCCAGCTCAAGAATATTGTTAAGCTGGTTTGGTCACCAAATCAAACAGAACGCGACACACTTTACAAGAATGGTGTTAACCCAGTAGCTACCTTCCCAGGTGAAGGCACTCTACTTTACGGTGATAAGACACTTCTTGCTAAGCCAAGCGCATTCGACCGTATCAATGTTCGCCGTCTATTCATTGTTCTTGAAAAGGCTATCGCAACTGCGGCCAAGTATCAACTCTTTGAGTTCAACGATGTCTTTAGTCGCGCACAGTTCCGTTCGATGGTTGAACCATTCCTACGTGACGTTCGCGGTCGCCGTGGTATCTTTGACTTCCGCGTTGTTTGCGATGAAACAAACAACACCGGCGAAGTTATCGACCGCAACGAATTTGTTGCTGATATCTACATCAAGCCAGCACGTTCGATTAACTTCATCTATCTGAACTTTGTTGCGGTTCGTACCTCAGTATCGTTNACAGAAGTTGGCGCCTAATAACCCGACTAAATAGAAATAGGAGATTTATAAATGGATATTTCAAAATTTAAAGGGTTACTAGGGGCTGGCGGTGCTAGACCAAACCAGTTCCGTGTTATTCTAACATTCCCAGGCTACGTTTCTTCGGTGCCGGATACAGAATACTCGTTACTAGTTACTGGTGCAGCACTTCCTGCGTCAACAGTAAACCCAACAATCATTCAATACCGCGGCCGCGAAGTTAAGTTGGCAGGTGAGCGCATCTTTGATCCGTTCACAATCACAGTTGTCAACGACACTGCGATGTCACTTCGTCGTCCATTCGAAGAGTGGATGAATGGTATGAATGATCTAGAAGCCAACACTGGTATTCTAAATCCAATTGACTATCAAGTTGATATGTCAGTAGAACATCTAGATCGTAATGACGATCCACTTATGACGTATGTTCTTTATAATGCTTTCCCGATTAACATGTCGGAAATTGGTTTACAGTATGGTCAGAATGACGTAATTGAAGAGTTCACCGTAACCTTTAACTACTCACATTATCTGACTGCATAATTCCATCCAACTAGGATAATTTAATGCAGATTTTTGGTTATAAAATTGAAAAGTCTACGGCGTCACAAACTGAGAAATCGTTTGTGGCGCCAACGGACGATGGTGGTGTAGAAACTATCAGAGCCGGTGGCTACTATGGCACATACATCGATATCGATGGTACCGCAAATAATGAAATAGAATTAATTCGTAAGTATCGTGAGATTTCTATGATGGCAGATATCGATACTGCTATTGATGATATNGTAAACGATTCAATTGCAAATCTTGACGATGAAGCTCCAGTAAAAATTGATCTTGATGAAGTAGAATTGTCAAAGAATATTAAAAAAATGGTGCAAGATGAATTTCAACTGCTACTTAACATGTTGGACTTCAATCTAAGAGCGCAAGATTACTTTAGACATTGGTACATCGACGGAAGATTGTTCTTCCATAAAGTTGTTGATACTGCAAATCTAAAGAAGGGTCTAGCAGACATTCGCTATATTGACCCAAGAAAAATTAAGAAGATGAGAGAGATCCTAAAAGAAAAGGATACAAAAACAGGCGTAGAGTTCATTAAAGAGATTAAAGAATATTTTATCTACAATGAACGCGGTCTAGTTCCAAACAAAACTTTCACGCCAGCTGCCTCTATCTCTTCTACCGCCGGTGCCACCATGCGCATCGAAAAAGATTCTATCTGCTTTGTTCCTTCTGGCTTGAAGGACATGGACAGAAACATGCCGTTATCTTTTTTGCACAAGGCTATTCGCCCAGCAAATCAGTTGCGTATGATGGAAAATGCCGCAGTCATCTATCGTATCACGAGAGCTCCAGAGCGCCGTGTATTCTACGTTGACGTTGGCAATCTTCCAAAGATTAAAGCCGAACAGTATCTCAAGGGTATCATGAACCAGTATCGTAACAAGGTTGTTTACGATTCTCAGACAGGCGAAATCCGTGACGATAAAAAGTTTATGTCAATGCTTGAAGATTTCTGGTTGCCTCGCCGCGAAGGTGGCAGAGGAACACAGATTGAAACTCTACCAGGTGGTCAAGGTCTAGGCGAAATGGGAGACATTGAATACTTCCAGCGCAAACTATATCAAGCGTTGAACGTTCCGATGTCAAGACTTGAACAGCAAACAGGCCTTAACTTTGGTCGTGCTGCTGAAATCAATAGAGACGAATGGAAGTTTACGAAGTTTATTTCTAAACTGCGCCGTCGTTTCACACTTCTATTTGATGATCTACTAAAGACACAACTTATTCTCAAAGGTATCATTACCGAAGCCGATTGGGAAAAGATGAGATATGATATCAAGTATGTTTTTGCAACAGATGCTTTCTATACAGAATCCAAAGAACAACAAATTCTACAATCTAGAGTTGAAATTCTTCAAGGTGTTGCACCGTTTATCGGCACAATGTATAGTAGAGAATATGTTCAAGATAAAATTCTTAAATTGTCAGACGACGAAATTGAAGAGATTAAGAAGCAAAATGATGCAAGTCCTCCTGAAGTTTCGCCGCCCGANTNTTCNNCACTAGANGGNGAACCNCCAGCNGNGGNTCAACAGCAAAANCAAGGACAAGATGATGGACAACAGTAACATTAGTGACTTAATAAATAACATTGAAAGCGGCACCTTTGCAGATGCTGAACAAGTTTTTAATGATATTATGGACCTTAAAGCAGGCGAACAATTAGATCAAATGCGACAAGATATGGCAGCCGGAATTTATAACGATACGCCAGAAGATAATGATGTCGAAGATTTCGAACACTACGAAATCACCGACGAAAATGACCATGGCGATTTAGAAGAAATAGAGGACACCGATGAAGACCTATAAACAACTTCAAGAGCGCATCAACATGGCGAAAGCCAAGATGGGTGATGTCATCAAGGACTTCCAGGACTCCGATGCTCCTCAATTCAAGGGCAAGTCGGACGAAAAGCGCCGCCAGATGGCGATTGCTGCTAAGTTGTCAAACGAAGAAAACGAACTTGATGAAAAGTTTCAGGTTCACTATTATAACAAGAAGGGCGAGCATGTCAATAGTTCTTCAATCTTTGGTGATAAGGTAAAGGCAGATGCTCATGCCAAGCGTGGCAATTCTATCGACCAAGCCGGCGGCAAGTATGTTGTCAAGAATCTGGCAAACGAAGAAGTTGAACTTGACGAAGGTCGCATGAAAGAAATCGCAATGGACATTAACTCCATGGGCGANAAAGATTTNAANGCNAANCACAGNAANTCAAAGCAAGANATGCAGTCTGCTCTAAAGTCGGAAGAACTAAAGGGTGATCAACATAAGATTGACGCTAATAAGAATGGTAAAGTTGACGGACACGATTTTAAACTTCTTCGCGGTAAGAAGAAATAAGTAAAGGGAATAGTAAATGGCGACTAAAGCAATTCTAAAACTAACACAGGTTCATGGCGTGGTGAAAGTGCGCGGGACTGGGTCTGCCACTATTGCCCTTGCTACCGATCTAAAGAAGTCTACTGAAACTCAAAGCTCACCTAAAGCGAATATTCGCACTCTTCATTGGGCATTGTCAGTGGGTTCTACAGCTACTATCACTAGAAATAGTGTAGTTCTGTATTATCTTTCTGGCTCAGGAAAGATGGAGTTTATGGGCTGGTCTGACAACGAAGAAAATGGCTCAGATATTGTAGTTGACTTTTCTTCTGGTACGGGTGCAGTAGTTCTAGAACTTGCCAAGGTTTCCGGTTATGGTCCACAGCAACATCAAGATCAAGGAGACCTAGGCTAATGAAACTTATTACCGAAGTCAACGAACAAGTTCGTTATATCACAGAAGAAAAAGAAGGTAAGAAGACTCTCTATATCGAGGGTGTTTTCCTGCAGTCCAACATTAAAAATCGTAACGGTCGTATGTATCCAGGAGAAATCATGGGTAAAGAAATCAATCGTTACATGAAGGAAGCAGTAGAGAACAATAGAGCCTTTGGTGAATTAGGACATCCGGATGGTCCATCGATCAATCTAGATAGAGTATCGCATATCATTACAGAACTTCGCCAAGATGGTGATAACTGGATTGGTAAAGCGAAACTAACAGAAACACCAATGGGCAATATCGCTCGTGGTCTAATTGAGTCTGGCGGTCAACTTGGCGTTTCGTCAAGAGGCCTCGGTACTTTGAAGGAAAACAGAGACGGCGTTCAAGTTGTGCAGGATGATTTTCATCTAGCAACAGCGGCCGATATCGTAGCTGACCCTTCAGCACCAGATGCCTTTGTTCGTGGTATCATGGAAAATAAAGAATGGCTAGTTGTGAATGGTGTTTGGACCGAACAGCATTGCGATATGTCCAAGAAGTATATTAAGAAAGCAAGTAAGAAACAACTCGAAGAAGCAAAGATTCAAGTCTTTGAACGTTTCTTGCGCCATCTTTCTTCAAAGTAATATTTTTATAAATAGAATATAAAAATCCATTTAGGAGACGCAAATGAGTGTAGAAAACAAAATCAGAGAGTTGCTAACTAAGAAGCAACTATCCGAGGAAGTTCTAGATGAGAAGGTTGCAGGTGATGCAACTAACCCTAAACAGGGTTCTTCCGAAGACGCACCTGCTGCTGGCAAACTAGGCGCTGCCGGTGGTAAGGATACATCAATCCCAGCTAAGGTTGCAGGCGATCAAACTCAACCTCGCCAAGGCGATTCACAAGATGCTACTATTTCAAGTGAGCGTGATGAAGAAACTGATAATCCAGGTGCTAAGGAAGCTGCTCCAGTTTCCAGCAATCAGGCTACAATTTCTCAGAGCGGCGCTGGTGCAGCACCTAACTTCACGACCCATAGTGACCCAACTTCGGTTGTAAACATGGCATCGTCAAAGGGTAATGTTCATCAAGAAGAAACAGAGGAAGATGGCGAAATGATCGAAGAAGATTTCACTACTGATCTCGCTACTCTCTTTGATGGTAACGAAGACCTATCAGAAGAATTCCGTGGCAAAGCATCGTCGCTCTTTGAAGCAATGGTAACTGCCCGTGTATCCAATCAAGTTCAGCAAATCGAAGAAAGTCTAATCTCCGAAGCGGCTGAATTGATGGAAGAGTTCAAGGCCGACTTGACCGAGAAGGTCGATTCTTATCTTGGTTATGTAATTGAAAAGTGGGTTGAAGACAACGCACTTGCTGTTGAAAATGGTCTTCGCACAGACATCGCGGAATCATTCATCAACAGCATGAAGAACCTGTTCGCAGAACATTACATTGATGTTCCCGAAGAGAAATATGATGTGCTTGGTGAAATGCAAGCCCAACTAGAAGAAGTATCTGCTAAGTTGGACGAACAAATTTCTGCAAATGTAGAACTGCACAATAACAATGTAGCTCTTTTGAAGCATGGCGTTTTCGCCGTTGTTTCTGAGGA